AGCTATTCGGTGCACGAGGCGTTGGCGTCTTGAACATGATGAAGGGCGGCGCTGAAAACATGAAGCAGATGTCTGACGAAGCTAAGAAATTAGGCATCGCTATTTCTCGTGTTGATGCAGCACAGATAGAGCAAGCAAACGATGCAGTGACTAGAGCTAAGGGCGTATTTACTGGCATTGGTAACCAATTGGCTACCGCGTTTTCTCCGATCATCGAACACGTGGCCAACATGTTTCGCCAATCTGCTTTGGATTATGCTGACTTTGGCAATATCGGTAATACTGTTACTAAAGCTCTTGTTCGTGGCTTTGGATTTATTATGGACGGAGTTCAAGGAATAAAAGCAGGATTCTACTTGCTATCCGCAGCTTGGGCAGATTTTGCTAGCTTAGCAATGCGTGGTATAGCCAATATAACCAGGGCTTTTGATCTTCCCATAGCAGCATACAATAAGCTAGCTGAGGCGCTAGGATGGGAGCCTATTGACAATACGGTTAGTATATGGGCGGATCAAGCAGCAAAAGACTTAGAAAGACTTGCTACTGAGAATTACGCTAAGTTCCAAGATATTGTTGCACAGCCACTTCCGTCTGAAGGCATTATGCAAACCTTCGACGAGATACAGGTAAAGGCTCGCGAGACGGGCGAAGTCATAGCTTCTAATTTAAAGCCTGATGCTGCTTACAACGACCAAGCTCCTCCACCAAAAACCTTGTCTAACTTTGAGAAAGCTAAAGTCGAAGGCGCTAAAAAGCTAGCAGAATTTGAAAAGAAAACAACAGCGGATAAGACGAAATTTGTTATCGGTCAAGCAGCTGCTGAATTGTCAGGCGTATCTAAAAATAGCAAAAAGCTTTTTGCTTTGCAGAAGACGATGCAAATCGGCCAAGCTATTATGAACACCTATACCGCAGCAACAAAAGCTTTGGCATCTTACCCGCCTCCACTCGGTGCAGTATTTGCTGGCTTAGCAGTTGCTACTGGTTTAGCTCAAGTTGCTCAGATTAGAGCACAATCTTTTGAAGGCGGTGGCTTTACTGGTCATGGTGCTAGAGCAGGTGGACTTGACGGCAAAGGCGGTTACATGGCTATGGTTCACCCGAACGAAACTATTATAGATCACACTAAAGGACAAGGCGCTTCAGGTGGTGGTCAGCAGGTTAATGTTAGCTTCCAGATTACTGCTAATGATACTAAAGACTTCGACAGACTGCTTAATGAGCGCAGAGGTATGATCGTTTCAATGATTAACAGATCGCTAAATAATAATGGTCGGAGCCTTGTATAATGGCACTTTTTCCTTCTACTCCCAGATTTAAAAGCGCTAATGAAAAGCGCAAGCACTATCAATTAGTTAGTGAATCTATTAATGGTAAAATTCAGGTCCGAAGCTTAGGTGCTTCTCGTAGGTCTTGGCGTTTAAAGTGGCCACCTATGACTAGGACTGAGTTCGACACGGTATACACTTTTTTGCAAACCTTAAACGGGCAAGAAAACACATTTACTATAAACGTCCCTGATCCCTTGGTACCTGGCTCTGATGAAACGGTTACTTGCCGTTTAGCTGGTGAGCTCCAGGAGTACAGTATTGGCGTTTCTAGTTTCGTAGAGTTTGAACTGGATATTGTAGAGGTGCTTTAATGGCACGTGGTATAAATACGAGTACTAAAACCGCTCTTAGTTCTGATTCCTTCCGCTTAGCTACACTTATCACCTTTAACTTTGATACTGTTATCCGATTAACCGATTTTGGCAAAGACTTAGTAGTTTCCGCCAACACGTATACGTCGTCGGGGCACTTAATTGACATTGGTGATATGTCAGAAAGCGCTAGGATTCAGGTAGGGAGTTTAGAGCTAAATCTTTCTGGCGTAGACCAAGCGTTTATTAATTTGTTTCTTTACGGTGCTTACCTGGATGTTGGGGTAGCTATTGATAGGGCAGTTATTGATACTAATGACGCAGTTGTTGGGTCACCTTTTACCTATTTTGATGGTAGAATCGTAGGATACAAGATAGAAGATAACAAACAAACCTCTAATCTTGTGGTAGAATTAGCATCACACTGGAAAGATTTCGAAAAAATAAATTGCAGACGCACAAACAGCAATTCACAACATAGATATTTTCCAGACGACAAAGGCTTTGATTTCGCATCTAAGTCTATCGACAGTATAAAATGGGGGCGTGAATAAATGGCTTTTTGGGTATATGCTTTAGCCGGTCTTTTAGTCGCCACCACTTATCTCGAAGCTAAAAAAGCTCAAAGAGCTGCTAAAAAAGCCATGGACGCAATGGCAGGCGTTCTGGTTAACAAAGAATCTAACATCGAAGCTATTCCAGTTATTTACGGTGAACGTCGTGTCGGCGGTACCAGGGTCTACATGACTACTGCTGGGAGCAGCTACAAAAACGAATATCTTTATATTGCCCTAGCTTTATGCGAAGGCGAAGTTGAAAGCATTACGGACATTCGTTTAGATGACACACCCATTACTGATCCACGTTTCTCTGGATTAGTTCAATACGAAGTATTTACCGGTACGGACAATCAGACTTCTAGTTCTGTGTTGCTTCAGTCTTTACAAGAATCAGACCCTACTAATTGGGATCGTTGGATTAGAGTACCTCCTGCCTATAAAGATAATTTTTCCCTTAATGGCGTAGCTTATATTGCTTTGCGATTGGAATGGGATCAGGATGCTTGGCAAGGCGTTCCAAACATCACCGCTTTAGTTAAGGGCAAGAAAGTTTATGATCCTAGAACTTCTACAACTTCTTGGTCAAACAACCCTGCTCTCTGTATTCGGGACTATTTAACTAACGAGCGCTATGGTAAAGGACTACCTGCCTCGGCCATAGACGATACTCTATTTAGTCAAGCTGCTAACGACATTGACTCGTTTTCTGTTACACCTTATTCTGGTGGTTCTAATATCCAGTTGTTAGAGATGAACGCCGTTATAGATACGGATTCTAAGATCTTCTCTAACCTGCAGCAAATGCTTATGGGTTGCAGAGGCTTCATGCCTTACTCTTCCGGTAAGTACGGTCTAATTATCGACCAGGTAAAATCTTCAAGCTTAACTTTAAACGCTGACAATATCATTGGTGGTATTGGTATTACCGGCGAGAGTAAAGAGGGCGTCTTTAACCAGGTCGTTGTTAAATTCCCTGATCCAAATACCGATTGGCAACCTAACAACGCTATATGGCCTAATCCCTCTTCTGACAACCTGACTTCTGTAGATAACGGATCAGGCGGATTTTATACTGAAGCAGAGCTTAATGCCTTATGGGTTGCAGAAGATGGCGAAAACCTGATAGATGAAATAGATCTTGATCACGTATCTAATTTCTATCAAGCACGAGATCTTGCTCGAATTTACTGTTGGCGTAGCCGTAAAAACTTAGTTGTTAATGTTAAAGCTGACAGCTCTGCTATGGATTTGCTCGTTGGTGACACGGTATCGATTACGCATCCTACTCCTTCTTGGACTGATAAGCCATTCCAAGTAGAAGACATTACCCTGAATTGGGATGGCACAGTAGATTTAGTTCTTCGCGAATACACCCCAGAAATTTATACCTACGACACGTCTGCTGAAGAGATTAGCTATCTTGAAATTATCCCAGGATCGCCTTACGACGTTGAACCTCCGACCGGCGTATCTGGACAAAGCTTATCTGCTTTGCTTTCTGATGGCACATTGTTACCTAGATTAGAAGTTACTTTTACCGAATCTATTGACGCCTATGCTTCCTATTACGAAGTGGGATATAGGTTAAGCACTAACACTGATTACCAGCTTGCTAAGACTAACGGTACTGAGGTTCTTTTAGAAGGTATTAAGCCTGGTACGTACAACATTGCAGTTCGAACAGTTAACTCCATCGGTATTCGAAGCGCTTGGGCAACTGGCTCCGATGTGGATGTTACCGAAGATAATTCTGCTCCAAGCCTACCCACTAACATTGCAGCCACTGGTGGCGTTAAGAACATAACCCTTACATGGGATAATCCTTCTGACATTGATTTTAAGCACGTTGAAATTTACGTTGCTGCGAATGACTCAATACCAGAAACCCCCACAGCTAAGGTTGACGGTGAGAGCTATGTTCTAAGCGGACTGACAGCAGGTAATACTAGATTTTTCTGGCTAAAGTCTGTGGACTTCACAGGTAACAAGTCTGCCGCTACTGAATACTCTGTCGGTACTGCTATTGCTGCACCTAGTGCTGATGTAGACCAAACCGTGGTAGATGGTGCTGCGGCAGGTGCTACAGCCTTACAGGATGGCGATACAGGCGTTGATCTTGGGTTATCAGATGGTTCAGTTGGTGGAATTGAAATA